TACTGAATCACCTGCAATTGTAATTGCTGAATTTGCTAATTTTCCATTAGCGATTGAACCTGCCAACATATCGTTTTCAACTGAACCATTAGCGATAGTTAAAGCACCACCTGCTGCGATTGTCGCATCTCCACTAACATTAGCAAAAATACTATCTTCTAAATTACTAAATGTAATAGATTTCTCTGTTCCGTTGTCCGATACTAAAAATTTGTCTTGTGTTTGATGTAGTGTTGCTGCACCATATGCACTTAATAATTCAATGTCTTGTGCAACTCCAGTCAAACCTGAACCATCACCGATAAATGAACCAGTGAAAGAACCTGTGATGTGTGATGCTGCTACTGCTGAATTATTTGTAAAATTATCTACGGTTGCATTACCTGTGTTTAAGGTAGATGTTCCGTTGTCAATGTTACCAAATCCACTTGAAATAGCACCACCATTAAGTGTTCCTACGGTTACTAATGAACTAGCTGCGGTTAGATTTGAAAGAGTATCAATAGCGGCTTCTATTGTTGCTTCGGTTGTTGCGTCCAAAGCGTCAATATTGTTTAAAGATGTTGTGTCTCCACCTGAAAAAATACTCGTTGAACCTAAAGTAATATCTCCACCTGCTACGGTCAAGTCACCACTTAAAGTTAATCCATTTAATTCAGCGTCGGAACCACTAACGATTACTTTTTTCCAACTTGCCATTATTTTTCTCCTAAGATTATCTCTAAATTAATTTTTTAAGAAGTTTTAAACTATACTTCTACTAAATATAAATATTAAAAATATGAATTTTAAGAATCAAAACCTAAATAAAAATTACTACCACTATACATTAATCCACCCTCTTGTGCGGTTGGTGTTGTGGTTTGTTCTTTCAATACTAATGAACCTGTAAATCTACTTATGTCTGTTACGAAAAGATTTGTTACTTGGACTTCACCACCTTGTGAAACATTTAAATTTGAAAAAGAACCACTTAAATACGGAACCGTAGAACTACCAATATTATATAAATTTGCAGCATCTGGAATCAATGAACCACTCACAACATCAATACTTGCGGTAGTGAATGTTAATAAATTTGCCAGTTGTTTTGATTTTAAATTTGCCATAATATCCTCATTTATAAATATCTAACTATTGAATTTACCGAACCCAATTACTTCGTCTTGTGGTGATAATTCATACCCAAGTGAGTCAGTATCTAATGTTAAGTCTAAGTTTGATGAATTTTGTTGTATGGTCAATGCATCGTTTTCAACCAACATACCATTTATAAAAAACATAAAATCATTTTCACTCGTTGATGTCATATTTGAAGGTGCAGATGCTGTAACTACACTAAACCTTGAAGTAGTGGTGTTTATAAAACTACCCGTATGGACAAATGATTTTCTTAAATAAGATTTAATTGGTGATTGACTTGAAAAATATGTATATGCAGCATATTCTGTTATGACATCATTTTGACTTTTATCCGATAACGAACTATCGTTTGAAATGTTTTTAATCAATGGCCTATATTGATTTAAATTGTAAGAACCAGAAACATCCAAACTACCTGTAAAAAAGTGTTTATGTGAATCTAAATCTGAACCAAATATATTAGAACCCGTATTGTTTGATTGGGTTACACTCGTAATACTTGAAGTAAATATGGTTGATGTTTGAGTTCCCGTATAACTTAAATTACCTATTGATTGAACATTATCAGTGGTTTGTAAATTGTTTTGAAATTGTAAATCTCCAACTATCTTTCCATCACTAAATACCAAAGCATCAGAACCGGTTCCAACGGTTAAACTATTAGAACCCAGTATAACATTATTAAATTGAACACTTGCATTAGTTGAAACATCTTGACCGATAGAAATACGAATATCTGATTTATCTGTACCGTCAAAATCTTTTTTTGTAAATTCTTTATCATCTACGGATAATTTAACACCTGTACCCGCTTTTAAAGTAATAGGTTGTTTTGTTTTAAATGTAAGTGCCATTTAATTATTCCTATGAATCAAATTTACCAATTGCTAATATCTCATCATCATCTTCTAATTCATAACCGATAGAATCTGTATTTACTTTTAATAAAAATGTTGCACCATCAGATTGTTGAATAGACACCGCATCGTGTTCCATATATTGTCCATTGATAAAGAACACAAAATCATTTTCACTTGTTGATGTTAAATCTCCTGGAGCAGATGCCGTTGTTGCAGTAAAACTTGCAGTATTTGTACTGATAATACTATTGGACTTCTTGTAAAAATTTTTTCTTAAATAATCAGTTTCATCTGTGGTTAATGCAGATATACTAAAATTAGATAATGCATATTCCGTAACTAACTCAGTTTGACTAGCATCAGTTAATGATGGGTCATTTGAAATTCCAGTTATTTCATATCCATTTAAACTAAATGAACCCGTAATATCTACCGAACCTGTAAATTCCTGAGAATCATCTAATGAATTTCCAAATTCATTTGAACCCTGTGAAAAGTCTATGGATTGTGTTGTAATTTCAGTAATAAATACCTGTGATATTAAACTTCCAGTAACGGTTAAATCTCCAAGTACCGTCATACTACCGGTTATTGCAGTAGAACCTGTAATTTCTATTGTTCCGTCTGAACTACTAATGGTTCCGTCTGCGATTACGGTAGTTCCCGTTCCGATTTGAACTGAGTTTGCAGTTAAGGTATTGAATTGAACATCATCAGTAGTTGCAACTGATTGTCCGATAGAAAATTCTTGTGTTAAATTATCAGAACCATCAAAACTATATCCATTATTTGATAATGTTACCCCAGTTCCCTGTTGAAACAACAATCCATTTGAAATATTGATTGAAAATATATCTTTGGTTTCTTCACCAAACTCTGTTGCATTTGAACTTAATCCTATTTGTCTACCATCATCATCTACCAATGTAGTGTCTGTACTTTCTCTAATGACTAACTTTTTAGGTGTAAGATATTTTTGTGTTGTGTTATAATTGTTGTATGATTCTGGTAAAATGTATCCATTTAGTGTCATACTAAATGTAGTTTTGATTAGTCGTTCTCCTTCAATTTCAGTTGCGTTTGAAAAACTATCAATACTTGTTCTGAATTTCATTTTACCCGGCTCACCCCAATATGCTCCGTCCGAGTAATTAATTTTCTCAACAATTCTGTTCATTTGTTCAATATATGAAGTCCAAACAACAAACTCATATGTTAAAGTTACATAGTCTGGTATTGCAACATTATAATATTCTCTACCTGGTGATAAGTTTTGTTGAACTGAAAATTTATCAAAACGATTTTGTTGAGAATATTTTTTCTGGAATGAATAAAATAATTTTGGGTCATTGGCATCTAATTTATCAACTGAAAAATTATCATTACGACTTATACTTGTTCGTTTGAATACAATCAACGGAACGATTATTTGTCTTTTTTTATCTCGTAAGTATCCTTGTTTAGAAACTTGTGTCCACCTTTCTGGTGAAGCATAAATACAAGGAACTTTTACTTTTTCATTATTGACTTCCACATCAGGCTTAATTACTTCATTGAAGTAATACATAACTGCAGAATCCATATCCATAATACCTACGGACAAATTCTTTACATCATCTTTTGCTCCTGGTGAATTACGACTAATCTTTGTTCCACGATTAAATTCTTTTCGTTGACTTCTTGGTATTGGTTTATTTCTTGCCATAATATTACTTATTAATTATATCCTCTAATCTTTTACCAGTTTGTTCTCTGATAATAATTTTTTTAGGTGTATAGTATTTTTGTGTTGTATTTTTATTATTAAAATGTTCTGGTAAAATATATCCATTCAACACAACATTAAATTTTGTTTTAATTATTTTTTCACCATCAAGTTCTGTGGAATCTTCAAAACTACTTATTTCACTTCTAAATCTCATCTTACCTGGTTCACCCCAATATGCTCCGTCTGAATAATTGATTTTTTCTATAATTTTATTCATTTGGTCTATGTAAGAAGTCCAAACTACAAATTCGTATGTTAATTTAACATAATCTGGCATAACAACATTATAAAACTCTTTTCCTGGATTTGTTCTTTGTAAAATATCAAACTTATCAAATCTATTGTGGTTTGTATTTTTTTTATCAAATGAATAAAACAAACTTGGATTATTTGCATCTAATTTATCAATTGACATATTTGTATTTTTTTCTACTGATGTTCTTTGAAAAACAATCAATGGAACGATTATTTGTCTTTTTTTATCTCTTAGATATCCGTGTTTAGATATTTGATTCCATTTTTCTGATGAACCATAAATACAAGGTACTTTAACTATTTCTTTATTTAAAGATACCGTTGGTTTAATCACATTATCAAAATAATACATAATAGAACTATCCATATCCATTAAACCAATAGATATATTTTTAACATCATCTTTTACTGCAGGAGAATTACGACTAATTTTTTCTGCACGATTAAAAGATAATCTTTGATTTCTTGGAACCGGTTTACCTCTTACCATTAGAAACCTCTATATTCTTCTAAGTTTGTGGTTGGCATTCTTGTTAGTTGTGCCTGAACTACGATTGAGTGTGATTTTGTTGGGTCTCCACCGATTAATTGATTTTCATTATAATTTTTAATTTCAAAATAACCATCATTCCATTTTAAAATATCTCCAATGTCTGGTCTTAAATCAGCTTCTACCAAATATGCTCTTTGAAATGCAAACGATACATTTTGTCTATTGTCTGCACCGAACTCATCATAGTTAAAGTCAAAATCTTCGGCATTAACAATACACGGAAGTTTTACTCCTTGTTTGTAAACTTTACCTTGTGATGCTTCACCATACATATTTGTTTCTGTATCATATACTGAAGTTCTGTAAAGAATTACAAACTGGTCGATTATCCCGCAATCGTCTTTATTTGGTTCACCTAAAAGTTCTCTGTTGAACTTTTCTATGGTTGCCAAATCTTTTGTTCCATAGTATCTTTGTGGCATTTTATTATCCTATATAAAGCGGATAAGGCACCTTTTTCAAGGTTTCTTGTTGTGAGTCTTGTTCTTCTCTTTGAGCTTCCAACAATGCCTTACGACTTGTTTGTTCTAAATTTTCTCTTAATTGTTCTATTAATTGTTCTTTTTCAGCAGTTGCTTCGGCTCTTAAAGTATCTCCGTCTAATGAAACTTCTGCATTTGGAATCGGAATAGTTCCGTATTTAGAACGAACAATACCTAATAACTCTTTGGATAATGCTAATGTGTATTTTCTTATCCATTGTTTACCCACATCATTGATGTTTGAGTATTTCATAAAATCATAATTAACATTTGAGTAATCTGATACTACTCCTAATGAACCACTATAACGAGTTTTTAATGCATTATCTCTGTCTTCTGTTTTGATATAATCAATCCAGACTGAACCAGTTTGTGTTGGAACTGGGAATATTCTCAATTGATTATTTTTAATATCAAAAGAATACGCAGATTTTCTAATCTGGTCATTAAACTCAATTGCTTGAACTCTTAATAAGTCGGCATATATTGGTTGTAATACGAAAGTAATTGCTGGTGAATAACTTCCAAATCCAAATCCGTCCAACATATTGTAAGTTCCAAAACCTGTTGACGCATAAGGGTCAAAGTATCTTGTTACTGCTGGTCTTGATTCATAATGAACTCGTTTAACTTCAATAGCAGATTGTTCTGAATCTGCGATTAATTCATTTAAATCATACACTTGACTTCCTGAATTTACAGCAATTGAAGTTCTTTTGTATTCTATGGTTCCACCTACTCCGGCTTCTGAACCATAGTCTTCTGCTATGAATATATTTTCAGAAAGTCCTGATTTTACTCGTTGATGAGTAAAGTTTGAACTTGTGGATTGTCCTTTTAAATGTAATAAGTTGTCACGAATATTGAATTGATTTACTTGAGCACTATATTCTGAAATAGCTTCTTCTAAACAAGCATAAAATTGTTGGTCTTGAAGTTCAATATCAATGATTGGATATCCTAATCTTCTTGCACACCAAGTTGCTACTTGTGGTGCTTCATTTTGAAATTCAGAATCGCTGTCGTATAGTCCGAATGGTGTTTTACCATAAACACTCGAACCACTTCCTGGCCATATTGGTTCTTGAGCCATTAAAATTCTCCTATTAATAGTCTATTTGTATATACATTAATAAATATAACAAAATTAAGATTTATTCTTTAACTCGTTGATTTCTTTTTGTTGTGTTTCAACAATACTTTTTAATTCTTTGATTGATTCTATAAGTAAAGGTACAATCTTTTCATATTTTACTGCTTTATATCCACTATCTCTTGTAGTTACTACTTCAGGTAGGACTTCTTCTATTTCTTGTGCTATAACCCCTACGTCGTGTCCTTCGTTTCCGTGTATAGTTTTCTTTTCTTCTTCAGTTAATTCTTTCCAATCAAATGATACACCATTAATCTTTAATACTTTATCTAATGCACTATCTAATGGTTTAATGTTTTCTTTTAGTCTTTCGTCAGAAGTTGAGAATGCTACTACATCATTACTACAATCTAATCTTCCTGTTGTTCCATTAGCAGCAACTCCAATACCAAGACTTTCATTAATTTTAATATCTCTTGATGAATCCATTTCGAATCCAGTTCCACCGTGAGTTTGAATGTATAATTTATTTGCACCTGAATCATATCCAATTCTACCATTTTGTCCAGGGTCTTGTGCATCTTCCATAATAATACCTGAAAAATCTTCGGTATTATTTTCAATCTTTAAAAAAGGTGCATCTCCAAAAATGTGCAATTCTTCTTCAGGTGCGTTAGTTCCCAGACCAACATTACCAGTATCTGCTTTAATTACAAAAGCAGGTGTGGTAAAACTTCTATTTCCTACTGCTGTTGAAGGTGTAATTTCAAATCCCGCATCTACATTATCTTGAGTGGATATTTTCCAATTATAGTGTGTTCCTGCTGCTTCACTATGTAAGAATAATCCATCATCTGCATCGTATCTTGAAAATTGTGCGGTATAACCACTTACTCCACTTACAACATTTAATTTAGCACCTGCATTTAAAGCAGAAGTTCCTATACCAACATTGCCACCAGTTAATATCATTTTAGTAGAATTATTTTCTCTAAAATATATTGGTGTTCCACTTGCTGAATTTATAAATGTAGCACCATCAGATTGTTGTATCATAGCATATTGAGATACATTTGCTCTATCTATATGAGAAAAACCTGCATAATCTGCAAATCCAACATAACCTACTCTTGCTCTACCTATTCTTGAATATCCATCTGTGTCAGGCACAACATCTAACGTACCTGCAGGTGATGTGGTGCCGATTCCCACTCGTGAATTTGTTCCATCTATGTATAATTTAGCTTGTGCTTTATATTCTGCTTGTCCACCACTTGCATCATATCCTACTTGCCAAGAAACATTATTAGCTGTATATGGATTTCCAACAAACCACTCTCCAGCAAAGTCTTCATCAGTATGAAATATACCATTACCTCTACCTTCATACCCTTCCATCAAAATAGAAACTGTATAAGCTGGTGAACTTCCATTATCTACTGCTTCAAGTTTTAATGTTCTCGCATTTCCTTGACTTTCAATTTCTAAACTGGCTGCGGGTGATTCAGTGCCTATACCGACATCACCTGATGAGTTTATTCTCATTTTTTCACCACCACCTACATACCAAATATGTGGTGCTGCTTCTTGATTAATATAAAGCATATCGCCAGTACCTCTATGATACATTGCACTTTGTGCATTTGCACCTTGACTACCCCAACGAATTAATCTTAAACCATAATCTGTATAAGTAGTATCGCCAATTAAATCAATATAAGAATTAGCATTTCCAGTTCTATTAGCACCAATTTCAATTCGTCTGTCAATGCTACCACCATACATATCAATAGCACCACCTGGATATGCTTTTAATACTTCTGTGCCACCTGCTACTAATCTTAGTTGGTCTGATGCTGATTCATCTATGTAAGTATGAGTACCACCATCTAAGTAAAGTTTTTTGGTTGGTTGCATTATTACATCTCCACCAAAAGTAGCACTATTTGCACTTCTATCAAATACTAAATGATTAGTATCTCCGTCCCAAAATGTAAAATCTTCACTACCACCACCAGTTAATCCAAATCTCCAAAGTTCTGTACCGCTTTCGTTTGCTAATTGTATTTGACTTCTACCACTTGATGAATTTCTTTCAATTTTTACATATTGAGAATCACCATTCATTTTGATATCTAATATTCCATTTCCTTCGGGTGTTCCGTTGATACCAACTCTACCATCGTCATCAATCATAAATCTTTGAGTCATTGTAATAGCAGTATCGATAGTACCGGTTTGAGCAGTAGCGTTAAAGAACTTTAATTCATCATCAAAA